CGCTTCTGCTCCTGCAGCTGGTTGCCCGTGAACGCCAGGTTGCGCTCGGTCGCGTAGTCGAACTGAGCCTGCTGCCTGTAGTAATCCGCAATCAGGTTGTCGACGGTGTTACCCAACCTGCCGCTGGCCTCAATGGTTCCCCGCTGCTGCAGGCCTGCCTTGGCTGATTGCTGCTTGGCCTGGGCAGCAGCTTCCTGCTCCTGCATCAACCGCAGGTTCAGCTGGGAGATTTCATCGGCATACGCCTGATCCGCCAGCAGACGGTTCTGGGCCATCAGGGATTCCTGCTGGTCAGCCCGCAGCTGCTCAAAGTTGCGAGCTGCACCGGCCTGCATCTGCTGGTACTGGAACTGGGAATCAGCAACAGCGTTGTTGTATGCCGTCTGTTGCTTTGCTTGGCCGTATGACGCAACGGATCCAGCGATGCCCAAACCTGCTTGAGCAACACCAAGGGCGATCAGCCAGCCGCCTGTTGGATCACACATGGCTCACCTTGCAGAACTCCAGAAACAACCGACCTTCTGCTCCATAGTTTGGCCGCTCAGCGATGAAGGTGAAACCCATCCACTTCAACCAGTTGATGTGCACCTGGTTGCGGGCATCGACGTAGTTCCACAGCACGTCGTACAACTTGCTCACCCGTTCCACCTCTCGCTTGGCCTGACGCAGAAGTCCCATCCTCACTGTCCCATCGGCCACCATCCTCTCAGTTCCCAGTAGCCACACCCGACCAGCTTGTGGATACACCCCATCAGGCACCACGCCCCACATGGCCACAGGCTCACCATCAGGTGCCACCCACGTCTCACAGGGGCTGCCCATCATGAAGCAGTACAGCAGGACCTCCTGTGGTGTGCTGCCACTGCCTGCCTGCACTTCAGCGACATCCGCTGCCCGCATCTGCTCGGCCACTACTGGGATGTCAGCAGGGACCGCAGGCCTTGTGTAGGCCCTCACAGGCGACGTGCTCGGGAGTGGTACCACCCCTCCCATTCCGCTGATTGCAGACGACAGGGCAGTGGGCTGGTGCTGGTGATCGTGATGCCTGCATCAATGTTCTGCGTCATCACTGGCACCCGGAACTTGCCGGTCCTGATGCCTGGTGTCCCCAGCGGCACCTGCTGGTCACCCACCTCAATGCCGCTGTACGGATAGGAGTAGGTGCTGCGGTTGCGTGGGGTGACGTTCAGCTGGAAGGTGGACGACTGGTCGAAGATCATCGTCCAGGTGCGCAGCTGCAGCTTGGGCCCAGCCACCATCGCCATGCCACCACCCGGGGGCTCCTCCTTCAGGTACGGGGTGCTGAACTCGTACAGCATCTGGTAGCTCTCACCCACCCAGAACTTGGCGGCAGTCAGGTTGCCACGCACCACCAACGTGCCATTGCCACCAGCTCCACCCGTGGCGGTCTGGCTGATGATGTTGATGACCTGGCCTGGCTGGATGGTGTTGGGTGTGCCGTAGCGACCCACCACCACCATCGTGCTGTTGGCGTTGATGGGATACGGCAGCGTGATGGTCGACTGCAGGTCCAGACCAGCAGGGTTGGTCAGGGCCACGGTGCAGCTGGCCTCATTCACCTTGCGGTCCAGCAACATCTCAAACGGTGCACCGCTGTCGACGTTCTCAGGACGGGTGATCACCTTCTCCAGGTACACCCCATCGCTGTACTGCACGACCAGGTACAGGTCACTGTCGAGAAAGTCCGCACCGATGATGCTCTTGTCACCGGTCACCTCCCAGTACGACCAGGCACTCTGGATCTTGGTGTCGTCCTGGAACAGGAACTTGTACAGGTACACCCGCTTGGGGGTGTCCTTGCTGATCGCCACGATGGCCTCCTCCGACACCGTCGCAATCAAGGTGCAGAGGTTCTGTGGCACGTACCGCGGCACTGCTGCTGTCACCTCCTCAGAGATGGGAGCAGGACCGGAAGCATCCGGCAGGAAGAACTCCCGCACCCCGGTGTGCTCACCCCGTGGGATGGCGAAGTAGGTGGTACGACCCACGCTGATCGGATCCACCGTGTCGATCATTTCAAACGTGGTCATCGCTGTGACCGTGGCCGTACCTGGCGTCAGTGATGCACCAAGGACTGAGCCACTGTCCAGACGGAACTGACCATGGCGGCTGAACAGCAACAGGGCGTTGGCCATCGTCAGGCTGGCCACCAGGAAGTTGATGGTGGTGCCACCAGCACTCAGGTCAATCGGGTCACTGTCGGTGACGGTCTGCACCGACGCAGGCCAGAAGCGGTCGTAGTCATTGGCTGCCGACAGGATGACGTTCTCATCCGCCAGCAGCACCAACCTATTGCGGTACAGGTTGACGTTCTGAATCTTGCTGCCCACAAAGCTGGGCTCTGGTGCGGTGGTTGCATCACCTGCCACCCGACCGGACCAGGTGTACTTCTTGAAGGTGAAGGTGCCGTTGGTCTCCCGCACCAGCACATGCGGCATGGTGGTCGCCGTGAACTGGAACGTGATCCCAGGGCCCACCGTCTCCCGCCACTTGCCAGGGCCAAAGCCACTGCCAGCACTAGCCTCAAACTTCACGTAGTAGTCGTCGCTGCCCCCGGCCTTGCTGCCCTGCACCCGCACCAGGAACCCATGCTCTGCAATCACCGGCAGGTCGGAGATGGATCCCACCGCCCCCTTGATGGCGATGGTGGCTGACCCAGTCCGACTGTCGGAGCTGCTCAGCGTGTAGTCCGCACCGTCGTCCTTGGTGACACGGACGATGTACTGGGAGTTGGTCACCGTCCATCCAGCCCCCAGTGCAGCGTCCAGGCTGGTGGCCAGGTTGCTGGCGATGGTGGTGGTGTCAGGTGCTGCACCACCTGCAGCTGCCGTCGTGTAGGTCGACGTGGTGCCGTTCACCGTGATGCTGTACGTGGTGTCGTACTCAGCGCTCTTGATGAACACCATCCCCTTGGTGCCCCACACCGGGGACAGGCCAGCATCCATCGTCACCGTCTTCTCCCGGTTCACGATGAAGGTGGTGTCTGCCACCGTGGCCACACGGAACGTGCTGCTGGGTTCTCCAGTGATGTCCAGGTAGCTGGTGCCATCAGGGGTGTTGACGGTCTTCAGCGACCCGTCCATCCCAAACACCCGGATGTTGTTGTCCTGGATCAGCACCAGGTACTGGACAGATCCATCACGGTCCACGATGTGGACAAAGGGGCGCCCGGTACCAGCAGAGCCGCTGAACAGCTTGGCGATGTGCTGGCACGGTGGTCGCTTCTTCAGCCCCTCCACTGGGCTCGGCATACAGTTGACCACCTGCTCTGCCTGGGATGCCAGACGCAGGGCAGGTGGCTGCTGACTGACCCCATTGATCAGGTTGGGGATAGAGCTGCTGACCAGGGGCATGGCTTACATCCGACGCAGGGCCCGGGCGGGCATGTACGTCATCATCACGCCCGTGTGGTTGGGATTGCCACGCAACATGCTGTGATCACTGACCCGGGTCTCCTCCTCCAGGAACAGTGCCTTGGCTTCCATCTCAGCAGTCATGTTGATCTGGCTGAGGTTGGAGTCCCCAAGGATGGCCTCCTGCAATGTGCGTCCTGCCTTGGCCACGATGTACTGACGGGCGTATTCCGGCAGCTCCTCCCACTCCAGGATGTAGGTGACGTTCGCCTTCAGGTCCTCATCAAAGGCGTAGGTGTTGGCCCTGCGGTCGTAGAGCTTGCTGCCCCGTTGCACCACATCCAGTGACGGGAACATGTAGGGGTCCACTTCGACGTGGCTGACATTCACCCCCACTGCAATCTCATCGTTGCCATCGCGCATCAAGGTGCGCTCGTAGTCCGTGTTGAACGACCAGCCCTCGCTCTGCACCTTGCGGCTGGTGTCCTCAAGGATGTCCTGTGCCTGCTGTGCCAGACCCAGCTGCCCGTTCAAGCTGTTGACGGGTGCCTCACCCATCATCTGCAGGACCCGGTTCACGGCCTCCAGGAATGTGGTGCGGGTCATGGTCATGGCGAACTCCAGAAA